TGGTACAGGATTAAAACCAATCAATGAAACAGTACAAACATCTGAATCACAACTAACAGTAAGAGATTTGGTTAGGATATTATCTGACACAATAAACTTAGAAGACTTTAATGGAAAATATAGAAACTTAGTTAGAATATTTAATGAAACATTACAAATATCTGCATTAGCTTCAAGGTTAAGAGGTACAATAAGATATGCTAACGAAATAATACAGTTATCTGAAATGTTGAAAGCACCAAGAGATTTAGTATTAATTCTAAATTCTACTATTAATCTTGCAGATAATACAATAAAGAAAATAAGAGAAAGTGTAGTAGTTGCAGGTAAGAGAAGGGTAGCAAGAGCATTTGGAAGAAGCAAAGTAGCAAGAATATTTAAAAGGAACAAAAGTGCAAGAGGAGCAGGTTACTAGAATGAGCATTGATATGACACCAAGAGCAATAGAATATAAGGTGAAAGCCGGAAGTAGGGCTACCTTACAATTGACTATATCAGACTCCACAGGAACTGCAAAGAACTTATCTGATGATGTAACATATGCCACAGGTAAATGGAAGGTGTGGAAAACAGATGGAACATTGTTAATAAATGGTAATATTACTTTTGATAATAGATCTAATGGTGAGATTAGCTATGCTTTAAGTTCAACTGATGCAACCAATGCCAAAGCTGGTAGATGGGAGGGAGAAGTAGAACTCTTAGACACTAATGGTGTTATGTCTGAGCAAACGGAATCTTTTTCTTTTAGTATTGAGGAGAGTTATTAGAATGACAGATATAAAAATAGTAACATCTGGTGTATGTGAGAGATGTAATAAGAAATTCACACATGATAATCAAGGAAATACCAGTTGTGATTGTCCAAAAGATGTAGCGTAAACCTTTATATTAGGCAACTATCTATGACCCAATAATGTTAAAGATAGAAGATATTAATAACGCAATATATTTTGAGTTTCGTAGAGCCCAAATGGAAGCAATGCAAACAGAAAGACTTGGTAAAATACATGTTTCTGATGTAATTAAACCATGTATGAGAAATGTAATTTATAAAAAAACATTACCTGATATAGGAATGGACACTGAAAATACTAAATCATTATATTTTGGTCAAGTAGTTCATAGTAATTCACAATTAGCAACAGATGAAAATCATGAAAAATTCTTAGCTTGGGATTGGGTAGAAGATAAACCATTAACATATGAAGAAGCTAAAGCTATACCAGACGATGACCCAAAACACCTAGATATTATCTATGGAAGTATAGATGACTTAATGAAAGTAGAGGATAAATGGATAATATGTGATAAGAAAACAACCGGTTCTATAGGTTATTTCTCTAAAGCATCATCTAAACCAAGTGATTCTCATAAAGATCAGATTAATAGATATAGAGTATTATTACATAAATGTTATGGTATAGATGCAACATTTGGTTGTGTCATATACATTAGTAATAAGATAGAAAAAGACGTTAGAGATAAGCCAGTGGCTTTAACATTTAAATTAGCATCTTATGAAGAAACCGTGGAAGATATGAAACAAAAGGCTGCTATAATCAAAGAATCACTATTAGATAAAAAACTCCCTGAAAGAACAAAATGCTTCTTATGTGATGGTATGTGTCCATATGCCAGTAAATGTTTTACAGATAATAGGGAGTATTATGATGAGGACTGATGAACAAATTAGACATTTAATATTAGTTCAAAAAGAACTGTTATTACATGAAGATACTGATGTTAGAGAAACACCTATAAAATTTCTTAAGTTATCTGACGACGAAAGAAGAGGTATTATTAGGGCATTAAGATGGGTGGTTGATGCCGATGAAGATATACTTTAATGCTAATAATAAGGCTCATTTAGAAGCATTAGAATCATGTGGTATAAAAAATGTTATGTTATCACATAGATATTCATACGCAAATATAAAGAAATTTCAAGATTTTAATTCAATATTTGTTGTAGCAGGCACAAAAGGAAACCCTGATAAATATCATAGTTGGTTAAAAACAAACAAAGAACTATATAGTTATGCTACACAATTTGATGTATTCTATAATATGGAAGAAACTATAAAATATTGGAAACAAGAACAGGAGTTAGGTATTGATTGGACATTACCTGTTCTACAAGGAAATTATCTACATCATTTAAGTCAGTTAAGATTGCCGGCAGATTCATATGTTTGCCTTGGTGAGATAAAAGGAAAACTTGAAACAGAAGATCAAATGAGAAAACTACCAATGAATTTAAAATATCATGGTCTTGCAAAAGGTAGATATATTGAACAAAGATTTTTTGAAAGCATAGATACCAGTGGATGGATGTCTGCTGCCATGGCTAAAAAAACTGAAGTTTGGAATAATAACTCAACTATATCTATGTTTTTTGGTGAAAAGGGCAGGGGTATGATACCACAATTACGTCATTGGTGTGAACTATACAAAGAAAACCTTGAAAAATGTAATATAACAGTAGATGATATAATATCAAATGATTACTATGCTTTGATGAAAGCACCTATTGCACTACTTTTCATGCCAATGTGTAAATCATACGGTATTTATTCGGAAAACTTTATTAACTAATATATAACAATTATTATATGGTTAAGGATGATATCTTTAAAATTAAGAAGATTGATGGAACATATATTGCTAGTGAAGATAAGAGGAAAACACTATCTAAATTTAATGCTGCAAAACATTTTAAGACGGCAAATATCCCTGCTCTCTGTGACCAATGTGTTTATAGATCAATCGAAACAGGTGGTAATGGAAAATGTCCTAAGTATGAAGCTGGTGCTGCTTGTGGAATACGAGATGACTTTGTTAAATTCATTAATGAAATTGATACAAGAAATCCTGAAGATTTAAAATCAATGATGGATATGATAGCAAAACTATCATTCGAAAATGTGCTTATGGCTTTAACACAATCAAAGTTAGATGGAAATATACCAGACAGAAACACTAAGTCTGAAATTAACACTCTATTAAATGTGGTTAAATCTATCAATGATATGAACTCAAAGATAGTTGTAACTGAAAAGGCTGAGTATAATAAAGAAGGAGATATAGCTAACATCTTTAGACAAATTAAAGCACAAAAGAGTGGTGATTAAATGGGTATATTCGACTGGTTAAAGAAAGAGAGGTTTGTTCTACCTGATGAACAAGCTCAAGAGAAGTTAGTTAAGGAGATTGAGGAAAAGCTAAAAACAGCTAAAGGCTCAGAAAAAACAATGTTAACATATATGTTAGCTAATCAACTAATGTTCTTAAATCAGATTAAAAATAAAAAGAAACCAAAAAAACCAATTAAGATGAATAATAAAGGTAAGTGGGTGTGGGTAGAAGATGAGTGAATGTGAGCATCCTAACTTCTTTTTTAAAGAGTTTAAGTTCTACTGTAGGACATGTGGA